ATATATTCATCACGGTTCGGAACTAGCCCGCACCGTTGTGTCATGGCACTGTAGAATAATCCAAGACTATGCGGATAGCCCTGACTGTGTATCTTCTTTAGTAAATTATTCTTGCCGTGCCATATAGTCAGTGTTTCAAACTCGCCTATACTGTCTATTACAATTACAGCACAGTCGTCTTCAGGCTGGGTGTAATAGGCATACGCCGCATGACTTAGGTGGTGTTGGGTACACTTAATTGGAGCAATGATATTCCATTGTTGCAAGTACTTACGTATATTATTTTCTTTCCATAGCCAGCCCTGTCCAGCATACCACTGGCGTAGTGTTTTTAACTTAGGAAGTTCATACCACTGTATACTATCGGGCTCGCCGTATTCTTGCCTAGCTACGCTAACCATACTCCAGTTAGGATGAGGGTCGTTTGGCACCTTACTATAATCTTTAGCTAACACCGCAGACTTGAGTTCGTTATCTTTAAATACTGCTAAACTAGCATCGTGACTGTTTCCAACCATTCCCCAAGTTATCATTTGTTGCGATTCTCCCATTCGTCTTTGTCAACTCTAATATACCAGCCTCTCCTTGGCTTACCAAGTGACTCACCTTCTGAACCTGTAGGCCACCATAGGTAAGGACGGATATAATCAGGAAAGCTTCTGCCGCCACCAGCAAAGTTTGTTTTTACAAACACTCGTTTACAATACTTAAAACAATCATCTAGCCAGTACTCGTAATCAAATATAGTTCCGGGTACTAAACACTCTCTATCAAACACTGTACGGGTAGCTACAATCATATCATACTGTCTATCTAACTTCATAGGCTCGTTCATGTTAACGTACATTATGAAACGTTTAAGACCTAATACGTCACAGCATTCTTTGTACAAAGCACCTTTGTCTTTGTCATCAAAGAACTCGTCTACGTCAGTTAGTTCAATATCGTTAATACCTTTTTGCTCTTGTATTAAGTGTGCTAACATTCCCATGCCACAGCCAATTTCAAGTACAGAATTAACTCCGTCAAAGTTCATGTTGTCTACACAAAATTGTTTTTCAAGCATATACAAATCCCACTTGTGAATGTACTTTGCGCCTGGAGCTTTTTTCCAATGACGCTTAGATATTTCTGTAAGTTTGTTTCTATAAGTTTGCGTATTCATATTTTAACTTTCTCTAAGGTGTAACAATATTTGATGTTGTCGCTGTATACTGTTTAGCAATTTCACCTTCAGTTTTGCCCATACATGTAACTGTGTTAGCATTTAGTATAAACTTAGCATCTGGATTTACACTATACATAAACGGGGCAAGCCCTAATCCATTTTCATTTGCAATTAATACCATTGGCTTTTTAACTGTATATGAGTCTGATGATTCTGTATCTAGTCTTGCTACAATTTCCTCACCTGTTGATAATTTTAAACTAATCGTGTCGCCGGCTTTATACGGAATTTCTAATAACATTCTTTTCTCCTATTTGTAAATGAATGGGTCGCGCTTTTTAAGTTCTTTTATTTTCTTGCGGTATGCAAGTTCTTCTTTAATTTTGTAATACGGCCATGTAATAAATTCCCATATAGATAGTAATATAAAACACAAACCGGACCATAGTTTTTTTAAATAACTCATTATTCTCTCCTCGATATTACTCCATTAAACGCAATTGATATCCTATCATTTGCATTAGTGTTAATGTCAGCATAGTGTGATAACCAACTAGGCATGCCTACTAACTTCTTAGGTTCTGGAAAAATACTCCATTGTCTAGCATTGTAGTTATTCCTGTCAACAACTATTTGATCAGGAATTGTGTACTCTAAGTTTGAATGTGGAGGCACTAGTCTTAATGGGCCAGAGCCTTCGTCACATTTTACATAGTATACCATACTAAAAAAGTATGGTGCAGGGTGTAGATGGGCTACAGTATTTGCAGCATCTAGCTGACTATTGTTGTTTATATTAATCCAATAGTTTCGTAAAGCAATAGTGTATTCATTATTAAACCTATATAAGTTTTCAGATGCTTCTTGCATTTTATCTTGTACTATGTTTACAAGATTTACTAATACAGGATCTTGTAAGTCTAACCATTCACTTTGCCAGGTAGAAGTAGAGTTGCCTCTCAGTTCATAACAACGCTGTTCAATTGCATTGTTATCAATATCTATAATGTCAGATACTACCGGAACTGGAAATACTGCTTCTATGTTCATGTGTTAAACCATTTCTTTGCTTTTAATCTAATCTTTAGAGGAGACGTTTCTGCGTAAGTTGCTATGCTGTGTAACGTAAATATTCTTCCATACCTCTGTACAGCTTCTCCAATATCAGTTATATCAATTTCCCAATCCGGCATAGATATTCCCCATCCTAAATCAATTGCTTGTTCAACTAATTTAGAGCCTGCTTGATCTCTGTCAGGCACAACTACTATATCTTTATTTAATCTATTAATGAGTAGTGCCTGTTGATCTTTGGCTTCGCTTCCTAGCAATGCAACTCCGTCAATATACAATGCATCAATAGGACCTTCGCATACTATAGCAAATACTTTCTGAGGACGTTGTTCGTCTAGATTAAATACGTATCCTGGTTGTTGCTCGCTTAGATATTTGGGCTTCTTATCGCTTTGTACACTTCTGCCAGTCCACCCGACAATACGTCCTTCAAAATAAAATGGAATAATAAGTCTATCTCTATAACCTAAACTAGGACTCCAATAGTATTCTGTATCGTCAACTTGTAAATTACGTGATGCCATATATTCAAGTATAGCTAAACTATGTTTATTAAAGTCTGTAATATCAGTAACTTTAATTGCATCGTCAGGTAATGGCACAGTATTAAATTTAGGTATCTCAACAAGCTGTTGAGTTACAACCATGCCTTCATTTTCCTGCATAACTGTTAATGCAAGTTTATTAATTACATCATCAGGAGCATTTAACCATTGTAATAGTTTCCGCATCTTAATACTAAGGTTACGTCCTTGTTGCCAACTTGCTTTATAACCGCAGTTGAAACAGTGGAAGCTTATACCATCTGGATTAGTTATTAATCCTCCACGTAGTCTGTTGTCAGCTGATGTACCGTTATGATGACAACAAGGTGCATTGAATGAGGTCCAGCCGCTAGGCGTTACTTTACGCTTAGGCGGCAGATACGTCAGAACTGTTTCATTGACTATACTCATAGTACTATTATAACGTAGTTTTGTTAAATTGTCAACTAGTTTCTAACTAATATTTTGGTGATTTTTGCTGATGGGTTTACAGTGGTTTTAAATCGGACATATGAAAAGACGCCATTAAAGTTTACTGGAGTTGGAGCAAGTTCGTTGCCACTAAAGCTAAGTGTTGCAACATCTGCCCACGGAGATGAGTTAGTAACTTGGTTATCTAATGTAGCTTGTACAACAACATCACCAATGAAGTTTGTAGAGTATACTGCCGCAGTATGTAGTGCCTCATTACCATTAACTGCTGGTTCTGCACTTACTGCTTCGGATACCCATACGCTTGAACTTGCTCCTGTCTCAGTAAGGCTAGTTACTGAAGAAGTTTTTAACGGTCCTGGAAATGTTTTAGCATTTACAAGTATAGTTCCGTTGTTATTGAAATGGCTTTGTGAATATGTAATTACTTTACTACCATCTGTTTCTATAAGATAAACAACGTAACTTAGATATTGTTGTTTTAAATTTTTAAGTTCATTTTCGGTTATAGTAACTTTAAACTTTCCTCTAGTAATAGTACTTCCGTCATCTTGTACAGAACAGTCCTTCTCAATTATTAGACGCTCGTTCTCATCGTATGCAACAAACTTAGGAGTATATCCTGTAGCTACATTGACTGGCTTTTGGTCTGCATTTAATAATCTAAATTGTAAGGCATTGTCTATGCCTTTATAAACTTGAATTTCTCTATTGTACACTGGTCTATACTCCGTAATGAATCCTGCCACATCTGCGACAAGTGTGGTTGTATTATCGACTAAATATCTTGACAACAATTGCATATTGTATTTATAGGAATAACTAAACTAACTAATGCTTACTAAAGACATAGAAAATAAATTTCCCTTCTTGAGCGTAGTAAACTACGGCGGCAAGGAATATATCGGGGTTGTAATCAATCAAGATGCCAGTGTAACAAGTATGTACATTTATACAGCCTTGCATACTAAACCTGAACAAGAACACTTTCTTGAGTTAGGAGATGTATGGTGGTGGGAATCAAATAGAATGATTCCTATTAATATCTTCTTAGGTATTGAGATGGCGCCATTTAAGTATTGTATAATGACAATGAATAGTAAGGATGTAAAAGTTAGTATAGGACCGTGTGTAAATTTAAACAACTTAGCAGTAAAACGCATTAAAAGAAAAAGTGTACAGTTAGTACGCAGACCACCTAAAGGCTAAACCTTAACCATTGCTTCGCATAATAAATTCATGTGTACTACAACAGCTACAGCATAGCTAACTGCATGAGCTTTCTTAAAATAGTATGACCCGTCCGTTGGCTTTATCCAAACACTCTTCATTATAGTTTCCCAAGTCTCGTTTGCTAGGTGCCTCTTGGCTGGGCGTATAATCGCTAGTGTCGCTGCTAATTGTTCTACCGAGGTAGGCTTCAATTGCCTCAATAGTTCTCCGTGCCCGTTGACATGAAATACTTTTTCGTTGAAGTCGTCGTGTTCCAGCAGTTGCCATAGTGGTTCTCTTTCTATCAATTGTGTTAAGTGTTGTTCATCTTCAACTTCCTTATATATGCTTACATTGAGAAAGTCTAGTTTAAAGTAGCCGCGTTCTTCAGCAGTCTTGTGTTCGATTGTTGATAAGTTATCAATAGGGTTATGCGGTATTTCATTAGCATACACACCAGTATTATGTTTCTTTCCGCTATCAAGTTTTGCAACTCGATGTTTGAGTTGCCCTAATATAATTGATCTATCTGCAAAGTCTATATCAATATCAGGCAATGTTGTTTGCCTCATATAATTTTTTGAACTTAACAGATTTCTTCATAGCCATATCCCATTTAAGTTTACTTACACGATCCTTCATTGTAATACCTAGTAAATGATCTAATTCATGTAGATAGCATTTAGCACTATATCCGTCGATTGCTACAGTTTGTTTTTCTAAGTTTTCATCGTAAAACTCTACAAGTATTTCTTTTGGACGGGGAATTTTTACATATATATGAGGGAAGCTTAAACACCCTTCTAAATCTAAAACAGTATCCTCAGTATATTCTAACACTGTTGGATTAATACAAATATTTGTATTACCAGCTTTATCGCCCATTACAAATACTTGTGCATCTAATCCAATTTGATTTGCTGATAGGCCAATTCCTTGATTTGCTAACATAAACTCTACCATCTCTTTATGCAGTTCTTTTGGATCGAATCCAGGATTTTCTAAGTCAACAGGCTGCATTTTACGTTCTAAAAATTCGTCTGGATGATATATTAATTTCATAGTTTACTTTCCTTTGCAACATCTTTAACTAGCTGTACATCACTTTTTTGTCTTTTAAAACGTACTCCCCAATGTTCGGGGTTAATCATAGGATACACAATTTGTAACTGTTCGTCATTTAATTTACTTAACATTTCTTTTCCGCTAATACAATTTAATATCAACCATGGACTTATCTTACCATCTTTAATATGCCAAACTGCTCTATTTAAACTTACGTGCTGAAAATAATGATTCCACGGAGCTTGTTCTTGTTCGTCAGCCCATTCCATCATAGTCATTACACTACGTTCAAGTGCAGTCTCTACACCTTCTTTTTTAATTAAGTTAATTGCATACTGTTCATACATTTCTTCTCTACACCAGTGATCAAGTTTAACTCCACTAGTTACAACATGATCAATATACTTCTCAGGATATAACGGTTTTACATTACTAACAAAACTACCAAACTTTACAAATGCATTATAGTAAGGACTTTTATCAAATTCATCATGTGTTTTATCTTTTTTAGATCCTGCACTTAATTGGTAAAATTTATTAAATGCAATTAATCCAAGCTGCACACGTTTTTCTTTACGCTGTAAGAAACGTCTCTTAGGTTGGCACAAGTGTACAGCTAATGTTTTTTCACGGGCGTACCCTGATCCACAGTATCCACATACATACGGTTTTTCAGAGTTTGACATTTTCAACACCGTGTTCTTCTGCAAGTTGTTTGAGTTCTTTTTTTGTAGATATGCTAGCAAGTAGTTCTGCCTCGTCTGTTTTCATATTTGGATAAATGTCAAGTAATAACTTTTCACCTTTACTATTATCGCCAGTCTTCTTTTTAAATCCAATCCATTTGTGAAATTCGATTTTGCCAGTTGCATTACAAGCACATAGTAACTGCCACTGTAGTTTAGGATGTCTTGTTCCGAGCACATTAAAGTTTTTATTATAGTATGAGTTTGTTTTAAATATAGCCATTTCTTGATCATCTCTTTTGCCAGCTACGCTACTAACATATCTATTCAATAACCAAAAGCTAACAGACTTTCGTTCTTCATCGGTAATTTCGTTCCAGACATTTTTGCCATTCATATCAATTGCAGCAAGTATGTCTTTTACTGGGAATTTTTGCTGTGCCATTCTGCTAAGTCCTCCGGAGTATTAATTTCCATCCCGTCAAATGTTACTTTACCTAATGCTATTCTATAGCCAGCTTGTATCCAACGCAACTGTTCTAGTTTTTCAATGTCTTCTTCAGGTGGCTTGCGTAAGCCGTTATACAATCTAAGCACATGTGCCTTATATCCGTACACACCTAAGTGCCAGCTACCATATGCAAATCCTCTACCAAACCAGTTAGCATAGGAGTAGTTATGTATTAGTTTAACACTATTAGGATCATTTGTCAAGCTCTCATCTGGAAAGTCAGTCCATACAGTTGCCAGCGGATCGTACTGAAGTGCAAATTCAATCTTCTCAATCATTTCTTGTGTAACGTCAGGCATGTCGCCTTGAACATTGATAATAGTATCGTATTTTTTAGGAAGTTTGTCAAGTGCTCCGCAACATCTTTCAGTGCCGTTATCGTAATCAGCATCGTCTATTACTATGTTACCTTCGGGAAATAGACTAGCAATCTTCTTACTATCAGTAAGCACAAAGGTGTCTAAGCCCGTCTTACAGCAACGATCGTATACTTTACGGATCATTGGCACACCGTTAAGCAATGCTAATGGTTTATTAGGAAACCGGGTTGAAGCTGCTCTTGCCGGAATCAGTATAGCTGTACTCATGTATTTCTCCTATTACTTTATCAAAGTCTTCTATCCTAAGCATATTAGGACCGTCACTTGGTGCGTTGTCTGGATCCGGATGTACTTCTAAAAAGAAATTCCTAATTCCCAAAGCACTACCTGCACGACATAAGCCAGGAACATAATTCCTATTGCCACCGCTGCTGCCTCCGAGGCCGCCTGGTTTCTGTACGCTGTGTGTGGCATCAAGAACCACAGGCACATCAAAATTATTAAGCATGTAATCAATGCCGGTAAAATCGACAACCAAATTATTATATCCAAAACTTGTGCCTCTCTCAGTTATCCAAACTTCTTTGGCGCCTCTTGTCTT